ATTCCAGTCCCAAGAACTGTTATCAATCAGGTTATAGCACTTGAACATAATAGAAGAAAATTACAGGATGATTTAAACTTTTATATGCCTCATATACCTGAGAATGTGAAAGCAAAAAGAAACAAACATAAAGCACCCACTCGTAAAGGTGGATTGCGGTAAAAAGGTATATTTTTATAAATATATTAAATAACAAAGAATTAAACAAAGGAGTCTGTAATGGCATCAATAATTAAATTAAAAAGAAGTAGCACCCCCTCTTCGGTTCCTTCTGGACTTGCTGTTGGTGAAATTGCAGTAAACTTAAAAGACAAAATACTATATGTCGGTAATACGACTGGTTCTGTTGCTATGTCAGGCAGTATTGCAACTACTACAGATGTTGGTGTTGCTAGTTTTGCAACTGGCGACTTTGCCGTATCTGGTGCTGGTGCAGTAACTGTTAAGACTGGTGGTATTGATAACGGTCAACTTGCTGCCGATGCTGTGACATCTGCTAAGATTGCTGATGATGCAGTTGATTCTGAACATCTTGCTGCCGATGCAGTAGATGCTGCAGCACTAGCATCTGATTCAGTTGTTTCTGCTTCAATTGTAAATAAGACTATTGTTGCTGGCGATATTGCTGATGCTACTATTACTTCTGCTCAACTAGCATCTGGTGCAATTACTGCGAATGCTATTGGCGACAACTCTATTGCCTTAGGCACTAAGACTACTGGTAACTATGTTGCTACAGTTGCTGCTGGAACTGATATGGCAGTTTCTGGTTCGGGTTCTGAGAGTGCTGGTGTTACTGTTACTCTTAAGGGTGCAATTACTGCTAATACAACTGGTTTTGCTAGCAAGTTAGAAACCGCAAGAAGTATTGGAATGACTGGAGACGTTGTATGGACTTCTCCTACGTTTGATGGTACTGGTAATGTAACTGCTGTTGCTGCTATTCAACCTAATGCTGTTACAATGGGTACTGATACAACTGGTAACTATGTTGCTACTGTTACTGGTACTGCTAATGAGATTACTGTATCTGGTTCGGGTTCTGAGACTGCTGGTGTTACAGTTAGTTTACCTGACAATATAACTGTTGGAAATAACCTAACAGTATCTGGAAACACTGCTGTATCTGGTAATATTACTGTTGATGGTAACTTAACTGTTGAAGGATCTACTACTTACATTTCTTCATCTACTGTAAACGTTGATGATAGTGCTATTAAGTTATCTGCTAATAATGCTGCAGACACTGTTGATATTGGTATGTATGGTATGTATATTAATAGTGGAACAAAATACTCAGGTTGGTTCCGTGATGCTTCTGATTCAGGTATCATTAAGTTCTATAAGGATACTGGTACAGAACCAACAACTACTGTAAATACTGGTGCGTCTGGTTATGCCTTAGCACAAGTTGATGCTGTAATTGATGGTGGTAGTTATTAATATTACTCAATAAAAAAAAAGGTGCTTCGGCACCTTTTTTATTGCACACTATAAAAGTTTTTTGTTATAAATAAAGTAATGGAAACTGATTCTTATATAAGAATTTTCCAAGAATTTTAAACTGGTTTATATAGACCGTGAACAATTAGAGAACCATAGATATGGCGTCAGTCGTAAAGATTAAACGTTCTTCCGTACAAGGAAAACGTCCTACAACAAGTGAGATTACAGGTGGTGAGTTAGCACTAAACACACGTGACGGAAAGTTGTTCTCGTCAGATGGTTCATCTGTATTTGAAGTTGGCGCTAACGTACATTCTCTATCAGTTGGTAGTGGTGACTTCACATTTGCAAACGGATCATTTACTATGCCTACTTCGGACGGTGCTGCCGACCAAGTAATGACAACCGATGGTTCTGGAACAATTAGGTTTGCTGCTGTTTCATCTGCTGATGCTACCGACTCTACTGGTTATGTTCAGAGTACAAGATTTGCGTCAAACTTAACAAGTAATAGTGATTTCGGATTAATAACTACAACAACATCTGTTGATGCCTTTGGTATCACGTTAATCTCTCTACACGATTTAAATGAACCTCTAGGAAGAATGGAAACTGCCGACCTTGGCGCAATAACATAATAGGAATATAACATGCCAACTAAACTACAACTTAGAAGAGGTACTTCAGCACAAAATGACAGTTTTACTGGTGCTAATGGTGAGATTTCATATGATGTAACTAATAAAACACTACGTGTTCACGATGGTTTAACTGCTGGTGGTTATAAATTAGCAAGAGATTCTGAACGTGACGACAACTTATCAGTTGCGAATGCAACAATATTGTTTAATGATAGAATGCAGGTTTCTAATACAACCTTATTAGTAAATGATAGATTACAGGTTGCGAATGCAGTAGCTATGGTCTCAGATAAACTAGGTAAAACTGCGTCAGTGACTCTTACTGGTGCTGTAACTGGTACTGCAAATTTTAGTGCTAATGCAGTTTCTGTTACAACTGTTGCTACATCAGATCCGACAATTACATTAGGTGGAGATCTGACTGGTGCTGTCACATTAACAAACTTGGCTAGTGGAACTTTAACTGCTACAATTGTAGACGATAGTCATAACCATACTATTGCTAATGTTGATGGGTTACAGACAGATTTAGATACAAGAGCGACTTGGTCTGGTTTGACTTCTACTAACACTGCTATTAGATCTTTAGTAACAACAGAAACTGCTAGAGTTGGTTTATTAAATACCAACTTAACTGCCACTAACACTGCTATTCGTACACTTGTTTCTGATAGAGTTCAGGTTGCTAACAATACTACTTTACTTGCTACAAAAGCACCTCTTGCTTCTCCTGCATTAACTGGTGTTCCAACAGCACCAACTGCTGCGAATACGGTTAGCACCACTCAAGTTGCTACTACTGCATTTGTTCAGAATGTTGTTGATGTTGATGTTGCTGCATTGGTTGATTCTGCTCCTGCTACGTTAAACACTTTAAATGAATTGGCAGCAGCATTGGGTGACGATACCAACTTTGCTACTACGTTATCAACTAATCTAGGTCAGAAACTTGGAGCAACTGCTTCAGTAACATTAACTGGTGCTGTGACTGGTACTGCCTCATTTAGTGCTAATGCAGTTTCTGTTACAACTGTTGCGACATCAGATCCTACTGTTACATTAACTGGTGCTGTAACAGGTGCTGGTACACTGACTAACTTAGGTGATGTAACTATCACAACGACAGCAACAGCAGACCCAACAATTACATTAGGTGGCGATTTATCAGGTGCAGTTACATTAACAAACTTAGCTAGTGGAACTTTAACTGCTACTGTTGCTGATGATAGTCATAATCATACTATTGCTAATGTAGACGGACTTCAAACTGATTTAGATACTAGAGCGACTTGGTCTGGTTTAACTGCCACTAACACTGCTATTAGGACTTTAGTGTCAGACCGTGTTCAAGTAGCAAATAATACTACTTTACATGCAACAAAAGCAACTTGGTCAGCATTAACTGCCACTAACACTGCTATTAGGACTTTAGTATCAGATAGAGTACAAGTAGCAAATAATACTACTTTATTGGCAGCAAAAGCACCTCTTGCTTCTCCTGCATTAACTGGAACACCTACTGCTCCGACAGCAGCAAATACTGTAAGCACCACTCAGGTTGCTACTACTGCATTTGTTCAGAATGTTGTTGATGTCGATATCGCAGCATTAGTAGACTCTGCTCCAGCAACACTTAATACTTTAAATGAATTGGCAGCAGCATTGGGTGACGATACCAACTTTGCTACTACGTTATCAACTAATCTAGGTCAGAAACTTGGAGGTGGTTCTTCAGTAACTCTTACTGGTGCTGTAACTGGTACTGCAAGTTTTAGTGCTAATGCAGTTTCTGTTACAACTGTTGCGACATCAGATCCGACAATCACATTAGCAGGAGATTTATCAGGTGCAGTTACATTAACAAATTTAGGTAATGGAACTTTAACAGCAACTATTGCTGATGATAGTCATAACCATACTATTGCTAATGTTGATGGGTTACAGACAGATTTAGATACAAGAGCGACTTGGTCAGCATTAACTGCAACCAATACTGCTATTAGAATTTTAGTATCTGATAGAGTTCAGGTTGCTAACAATAACACCTTACATGCAACAAAAGCGACTTGGTCTGCACTAACAAGTACCAACACTTCAATTAGAAGTGCAATTACTGCAGACGCAACAGCAATGAGTATAGCATTAGGATAATTCAAGTATAAATATAGTAAATTAAAAGGAAAAGAAATGGCAAATACATTTAAAAGAAAGGTTCTAGCAAATGCTAATACCACACTAACTGCGGTATATACAGTGCCGTCTTCTACCACAACAGTAATCATTGGTTGTACGTTATCTAACGTAACTGGTGCTAGTATTACAGCAAGTGCTCAATTAGTAACATCTGGTGATGATACATATATTGTTAAAGATATCCCAATTCCGGCTGGATCTTCAGTAGAAATAATGGCAGGAAATAAAATTGTAATGGAAACTACTGACATATTTAAAGTGAATGGTTCTGCTACACCTTGTGTTGACGCAACAATGTCAATTATGGAAATCACATAATAGGAGAATAATATGCCTTATATTGGAAAAGAACCAGCATTAGTTCCAATCGATGCCACAGACATCCCAGATAATAGTATTACATCAGCAAAAATTGTTGATGGTGCTATTGCGGTAGCAGATATTGCTACCGATGGTGTAGGAACAGCAGAGATTGCAGCGAATGCTGTAACGAATTCTGAAATGGCAGATGATGCTATTGGTCTTGCGGAGTTAAGTGCGACTGGTACTGCCAGTTCTTCAACTTATTTACGAGGTGATAATTCTTGGGCTACGGTATCTCATAACCCAGAAGGAACTGATACTAAATCAACTGGTGAAAGCACAACAACAAAAGTTTTAAGAACAGATGGTGATGGTTCATCTTCTTGGCAAACTGGAGCATTTCCAGATGTAGACCAATCTTGGACAGGTTCACAACGAGCAACTCTTGTAGTCGACAATGATGGTTCATTTGATATGGACGGTGCTAATAACTTTAAGTGTACTCCTGCTGGTAATTTCACATTAACCTTTACTAACATTACTGATGGTCAATCGGGTTATATCTTATTGATTAATACTGGTGGTCATACGGTATCAGCACATGCCAATTCAAAGGTTGATGCTAACTTGTTAGCTACTGTAACTGCTGCTGGTACTTACCTAGTATCTTATTTAAGTGATGGTACTAATGTTTATTTAACTAACTCGGCAATTTATACATAATGGCTATATTCCCTTCATCTGCTATACCTACCGCAGCTGCTACTAGCTTCTCTATTGACAACTCGTTAAGGTTAGAGGATGCAGATTCAGCATATCTAAATAGAAATATATCTGGCGGTAATCGTAAGACATTCACAATTTCTTGTTGGGTCAAAATTCATAACGAGTCTGTTCAATTTTATTTACTAAGTGGTGGTTCAGGTGGTGGTGACGGTGCTTACGAAATAATCGCCTTTCATAATAGTAACGGATTACAGACCGAGAACGGTTCTGGTTTCAATCTAAAAACTGGTAATAAGTACCGTGACCCTTCAGCGTGGTATCACCTTGTTGTAGCTTTTGATACTACTCAATCTATCCAAGCAAATAGATTGAAGATGTATATTAATGGAGAACAGCAGACAATTACTACTTCTGCTGGTGGTTTATCGTTAAACCAACAAATGAATTATATTAATAATGCAACTTGTTGGATTGGCGGAACTCCTGCTTGGAGTGCTTATAATTCTGATGTTTATGTTGCTGAATATCACTTCATAGATGGCACAGCACTAGACCATACATCATTCGGTGAAGAAGATGCAGACTACAAACACTGGAAGCCTATTGCTTATGCTGGTTCTTATGGCACTAATGGTTTTCACTTAGACTTTAAATTATCCGCAGCAACCTCAAGTGGACTAGGTAATGATGCTAACGGTTCTAACAACTGGACACCTAACAACCTAGCCAGTACAGACCAGATGCTAGACTCGCCTACTAATAACTTCTGTACTTGGAACAGTATAGACCCAACACCTGAAGGTATAGCAAATACAATAACTGAGGGTAATCTACAAGTTAGGGATTCATCAGGTGGTTATAACTGGGTAATAGCAACACAAGGAATGTCATCAGGTAAGTGGTATTGGGAAGTTTATATTGATACTACTTATAACTATCAGATTATAGGTGTACACGCAGGAACAGATACAAGTAGGTCACAAGCACACTTAGGCGGTGAATCAGATGGTTGGGGATGGCAGTGGTACACAGGTCAGTTCTATAATAGTGATTCTTCTACAACTAGCACCACAGCAACAACAGGTGATATTGTTCAAGTAGCGGTAGATGTTGACGCAGGTAAGATTTGGTGGGGCAAGAATGGTACTTGGGTTGATTCAGGAAATCCAGCAGCAGGTACTAATGAGAAATTCTCAGGACTACCTTCTTTCTTACAACCTGCTTTCAGTATCTACGGTGCGAATAGTACGAATAGAATGACCACCAATTTTGGTCAGGATAGTTCGTTTGCTGGTGGTAAGACAACTGGTTCAGCTAATGCTAATGATGGAACATACGGTGACTTCTACTACACACCACCTACTGACTTCTTAGCATTATGCACAAACAATCTTCCAGAACCTGCGGTTAAGCCACAAGAGAACTTTAATGTTGTTACTTATGCTGGTAATGGTTCAACTCAAAGTATTACAGGTGTAGGATTTCAGCCTGATATTGTATGGGCAAAAAAGAGAAACTTTAATGAGGGGCATCACTTTTATGACTCAGTTAGGGGAGCGTTAAAAGTATTCTTTACAAACACTAACGGAATAGAGAATGGGGGATACTCAGGTGCTTTATCTTCGTTTGATTCAGACGGGTTCTCAGCTGGTGGTGATGATGGAGTTAATGCTAGTGGCGGTAATTATGTAGCTTGGTGTTGGAAAGGTGGTGCTACTGCTGCTAGTAATACTAATGGTTCTATCACATCATCAGTCAGTGCTAACCCAGATGCTGGATTCAGTGTTGGAACATATACTGGTAATGTGACTGCTGGTGCTACTGTTGGTCACGGGTTAAATTCAGCTCCTGAAATACTTATATGTAAAAGACGAGATACTACAAGTGAATCTTGGGCTATGAATATGGATAATATAGTTACTGATTCATCTAATGATGGTTGTAAATTAGAGGCAGCAATAGCCTTTTTTAATAACGATAGTATATGGTGGAACAGTACAGCACCTGGAGCTTCTTACTTTACTTTAGGTTCTCACGCTACTGTTAATGCTAGTGGTGCAAGTATGGCTTTTTATGCTTTCCACTCAGTAGATGGTCATTCAAAGATGGGGACATACGAAGGAAACGGTAGTACAGACGGTACATTTGTTTACTGTGGATTCCAGCCAAAATACGTTCTACTAAAAGGTGATAGGTCAACACAGTGGGTAATTAATGATGATGCAAGAAGTCCTAATAACGTAGTTGATTTAGGTTTATTTGCTAGTTTGCAAAACGATGAAGAATCTGGTGCTAATTTCCAAATTGATTATTTATCCAACGGATTTAAACTAAGAACTGCAAACGATGCTTTTAATTTAAGTGGTACGTATGTCTTTATGGCATTTGCAGAGTACCCATTCAAATATAGCACAGCACGATAACAGGAGAACATAATATGTGGTTATACAATTCAACAGTAATAAAAACACCAAGGTCAATAACGGTAGGTGACA